TATCTTCTTAGAAAGCCTTTAAGATAATAAGAGAATCATTGAATCTACCAGTTGGCTTAATACCTACTGCTTTGATCTTATCAAAGTAAGTTCTAGCGGCTGGCTTGCTTCCCATAACTTCTTTGATTTGCTCTTTGGGTTTGCGTAAAGTTTTGATTTGACTTTTTGCTTTATCAAAACCATGCAATGTATTACCTTTAACGAACATTTCTCCACTCATTTCATCTGCTAGATAGTGATGTAGTTTTCGTTTTGTAGTATCATATACCCATGCTTCTTTTGACAAGTGTAATTCTGCTGGACGAATGCTTTCTAGTTTTAGTTTTGTTACCTCACATTCATATCGCTTTTGATACTTTAACTTCTGTGTTGCTTTCTCAGGAGTTATGGGTTTAGTTTTACGTTTAGCCCTAGATTTAATTTTAAGGGCCGCATAAGAATTTAATATACTATTCAGAGTATCATAACTAGCAATCATTGCTTTGAGTTTCTTTTTAGTGAAATGATTATATGCCTCAACTAACTGTTCGTCATCACCTGCTAATGCTTCGACAAATTCTTTTTGTTCTTCCTCATATGATGCTGTTAATATAGGAATATGATTTGCCAAAGGATTGTATGTGTTTAAAATCTGCATAACTTTCCCTTTGAACTTGTCATCAATCTTTATACTGTCTTCAAAGAAATCATCCATAAGCCCATCGATCTCTCCACCAGCTTCTAGTAATTTTTCTCGCATGATGTCTTGTATAGAAGGACGATTAGGTTTGTCTTTGGCTTTTTCTTCTTTTTCCTGAGCAATCAATTTACCCTTTTCTAGCCATTCGTCTTTGCTTTTTGTAATATGGTCTATATGAGCCTGAGGCATCCATCCAATCTTCACAAAACCAAACTGAAGTTGAAAGAGAATTAAAGTTCCAATCTGCATTTCGTAGAATAACTTCTACGTCTGCATCAGGCCACCCAGATTCTATTTTGATCCAAGTCTTGGCACGTGCCAATCTTTTCTTGTCAGCAATTTCTGTTCTGATAAAGTATTGGCAATCTTGGAATGCCTTTGCTTGTGCCTCAGGATCTACAATACCTTTGTACTGTTCCCATTTAGGTTCAGGTGTCAAGTATACTGTTTTCTGTTTTCGTCTCGCCATGTTCTCTCCAATTCTATCTGCATCATTTTTTGCAAGATAGAAGTATATAGCATTTAAATTTAAAAAGCAAGAATTTATTTACCCAATTGCCCAGAATATATACAATGAACCTATTCCGATAAATATAGTTATGCCAAGATTATCATTATACCGTCCCGAAAAACAAAACGACTATAAGTTTATGGACAAGATCATTTCCGAACAACTGACAGTTGGCGGTACCGACTTGTATATTCATAAGTATTTGGGACCAGAAGATCAAGGTCCATCATCAGACTTTACACAGCCTCAGTATGATAAATTAGAACCAACTAACATACAAGACTTGCTGTTCTTAGAGAACAGAGATCGAAAATATGCTAAAGATATATATCGATTACGAGGGCATTATAACGTACAAAACTTAGACTTTGACCTCAGTCAGTTTGGTTTATTCTTAAGCAATGACACTATTTTTATCACTGTTCATTACAATGACATGATCGACATTCTTGGAAGAAAAATGATGGTAGGTGATGTTATCGAATTACCTCATCTATTAGATTATAATCCTCTTAAAGAAACTTTCCCGGTTGCACTAAAAAGATGCTATCAGATCACAGACTGCAACTTCGCAAGTGAAGGATTTTCGCCAACTTGGTATCCACATATGTGGCGTATCAAATGTGAGATGCTAGTAGATAGCCAAGAATTCTCAGATATCTTAGAGCAACCAACTGACATAGATAATTATCTTGGCGATTGGGATAAGAGTAAAACTTACCCTGCAGGTTATGTTGTATCATTTGGTGATAAAAATTATAAAACATTACAAGAGGTGCCAGCAGGTACTAAACCAAATGCAACTTCGCCTGATCTATATTGGGTACTAGACGTAACAGATACATTAAAAGATGTCTTAGGTCGTTACAATGAAAACATTAGAATCAATGATGCTAATTTAAAAGAAGCAGAACGCATTGTACCAAAAGCAGGTTATGACACATCTAAATTATACGTAGTACCAGGTTATGGTATCTTTGAGTCAAACGGGGTTAAATCTAATAAATTAAATCAACCAGCACCGCCAACAGATGTTCGTTCATGGATGCCAGGCAATTCTCCATTAAGTGCAACTGGTCAAGTGATTACAATGCGTAGTGACAAATACAAACATGCATCATCTGGTATTAGAATACCAAAAGAAGTGATGGAGGTTATGCAATCTAAAATTAAAGAACAAGATATAGATTTAGAAGCAATGATAGCAAAGTTTGTACAAGCAAACTTATCAATTTCAATTGAAGCACCAGAGATGTCACCTACAGGTTCAGGCTCAGGTCAAATGGAAGGAACAAAACTTCTTACAGTTAATATATCAGGGCCTGTTGTAGGTCCATATGGTACTGCTGATAACACTTACGCAACAGCAGACCAAGATCCAACAGCGGCTGGGTTCACAGGTACTGAGCCATATGGTCCGAATACAATGGACTATCGTGCTGACTGTGATCCTCGTTTTCAATATATAGCAAGATCAACTCCACGTGACTTTGGTTATACATCTGGCTATTTAACTGGTGATGGCACAGCACCAAATGGTCTACCTGCAGGAGCAGGAATATCATTCCCAGCGGCGCCAGAAGTAGGTGATTATTTCTTAAGAATTGACTACGCACCTAATGTTTTATATCGTTGGTCTGGAACACTTTGGTTAAGAGTGAGTGAAAATGTAAGAACAACAACTGGATTTACAGCCACTGATGAATCGTTACAATCTGGATTTATTAATAATGAGGCTAATATTTATGTAAATAACGATGGAGCAAACGTTTCGTCTGCTCAAGCGTTAAGTTCTTTATTAGACTTAACACCTGACAATAATCCAAAAAGTGACGGGACTTAAAACTTATGGCACAATATTTTTATGACAATCAAATAAGAAGATTTCTTTTACAGTTTTCTAAAATCTTCAGTAATTGGTATGTAACTAAAGGAAAAGATCCAAATGGAAATGACATCTTAGTTAGAGTACCTGTACAGTATGGCGATGCAAGTAGGCAAGCGGCAAGCATTATCGCAAACAATTCTGCAAGTAATCTCCCTTCAGCACCAATGTGTACATATTATATTAACGGCTTAGAGTATGATCAGAGACGCACACAAGAGCCTTTCTTCGTTGAAAAACAAAATGTTCGACAAAGAGCATACGATGATGGTACCTCTTCATACGAGACAACTCAGGGACAGGCGTTTACAGTTGAAAAACTAATGCCGGTACCTTATACATTAAGAATACAAGTTGACTTTTGGACTACTAATTATAATCAAAAATTAGAATTGATAGAACAACTAGGAACATTATTCAATCCAAGTTTAGAAATTCAAAGCACTGATAATTTTATTGATTGGACTTCATTAACAGTCGTGTATCAGGATGGATTAACATTCTCATCTCGTTCTATACCTATGGGCACAGGTAATCCAATTGATGTAATGACTTGGAAATTCTATTTGCCTATATGGCTATCAACTTCAGCCAAACTTAAAAAATACGGTGCTGTTCACAAAATTATTGCTTCTATCTTTGATGGTAAAGGTCTTGAAGCAATGCAAGATGATAATTTATTATTAGGTAATAGACAAAAACTTTCACCATATGGTTACAAATTATTATATATAGGTAATTCAATACAATTGTTGCCACAAGATGCAACTACAGCAGATACACCAAACACAGATTTAGATGTTCCAGTAAATCCTGATACTGATTTATTTTGGACATCATTGTTAAACATGTACGGAGCATATCAACCTGGGATAACTCAGTTGACGCTAGAGAATCCATATATGGAAAACGAAATCGTAGGTACTGTTGTCGTTAATCCATTAGATGATCGTTATCTGATTTTTGATGTCGATTCAGATACATTGCCAGCAAACACATTAGAACCGGTTACTGGAGTAATCAATCCGCAAATCACTGGACCAAACGCAGGACTACCTGGAGCAACACCTGGCACTAGATACATCTTAGTCGATGATATAGGATCGGACTCTGTGTCATGGGGAACAGTCTTAGCAAGTGTTACTGGTCAATCTACAGCACCAGAAACAATCAAGGTTACTGCTACGGAAGTAGGCGTAGAATATATGATAGCAACTACTGGGACAACTAACTTTGTTCAGTATAGTTCGGCTGACAGTACTCCAGGCACAGTTTTCACAATGAACAATGTTCAGCCAAGTGGGACGGGAACAGTATACACAGTTGAAGTCATTGACAAAAACATTAATGATGTTGTTCAATATGATGGCACTCTTGGTAAATGGTTTATTGCATTTGATGCAAGTAAAAATGAAGCAGAAGTTGAGTACCTTACTAATTTAGCAACACAAATTCAATATCGATGGTCTGCAACGCTAGAAGATTCTAATGTAACTCCTGCACAACAAGGTCAGTGGATGAAATCGTATGAAGGCTATTATGGCGAAGGTGATTATAGTATAGTTATTTAAACAGGCTCTAATTGCCTAATAAATAACTGCATGATCATTATTAATCAATCTGCTGGTATATTCTTTCACAGTAAATCTACACAGCGATACCTTTACTTGTTAAGAAACGAGAATAAAAATCCTACTTGGTCTATCCCAGGTGGCAAGATTGAGAAGAATGAGACTTTACTCGTAGGATTAAAAAGAGAATGTACAGAAGAAATTCAATATTGGGACGATGAGTTTAAATTAGTCCCGGTTCAAAAATTTGTTAACAATACATTTGCATATCACACGTTTTTTTGTGAGATTGAAAATGAGTTTGTACCTATACTTAATGATGAGCATTGTGGGTATGCTTGGGTAGGTAATGATCGATATCCTAAACCTCTTCACCCCGGATTATTCTCGACTATTAACATTGACAACGTTGTAGAGAAGTTAAAGGCTTTACAATCGTTGTGAATGCACTCTTAGAGCTCCGGAGAGTCGTTTTAAGAGACTTAATAACTCTTATTGAGTAAGAATGCAGATATTGATCTATTCTATGCTGAGATCGATTCTATGCAGTCTGGATAAATACTAACATGAGCAAAAGAAAAGGCAAACCATACGTAGGCGATTACATAGAACATTTTTGTTCTCTTAACGGTAGATTTGAAGGTATGATTACTGAGACATTATCTACCCAATTTATATACGAAACTCCAGAAGGACATACACGTTACTGTTTATATAAAGAGAACTGGAATTTTGCTAATTTATCAAATTACACCCAAAAAGAAAGGGACTAAGTCCCTCTCTTAAATCTTAAACGTTTTACTTTTTGTTAATGAGACATCCAGAACTCAATTACTGAGTATCCTAATGTTCCAGCTACCACACCTGCTCCCATAAGCATCCATCTCCAACGTTCTAAGGCTGTAATTTTAACAGCCATAGATTCGTGTGAGTCCTGATTAGATTGGTTAAAATCAATCAGCAGTTTATGAGTTGACGCATTGCCCTCTTTTATCAAATCAGAATTAATTTTAATATCTGCTTTGACATCTTGGAGAGCCGTATCAAATTTTCATAAAAACTTTCATAAACATAAAATAAACATAAAGTTTATTATATTGTTTTTTTTTTATAATCATAATTGCTCAAGTAAGCTCTTTTATTGGAAAAAGTTCTTCTATTTATTATGGCAAGAAAAAGTGTACCGAGAATAGTCCCTCGAATATTTCCCTTACCTCCACTTAAACTGACCCCTCCAATAATAACTACTGTAATAACACGTAATTCTATACCTATACCAAAACCTGTATTGGCACTAATA